TAACGCTGTGAACGTGCGCCTCAATGGCTCCAGCTTGTGCCGAACCGAACGCGCGAGCCGGGTCAATCCCTCGCGAGTTATCCCAACCACGGGCAAATTCACCGCGCATATCGGGAAGATTAAACGTGGTGGATGCATCGCCAGCGCCAAACACTGTGCCGATTGCAGCAAACAAGCCCGCGTATGTCGTGCGAGACACCGCCGCGCCATTACACTCAAGCCACCCAGTCGGAGCCGTGTTTGCGCCATACATCGTGATGGAGCCGACAGGGACAGCCGCCGCGAAAGTGCCAGCCGCGCTAAGGAAGCGAGCCGCAGCCGTATCACCCGCAGCCGGAGCCGGAACAAGGCCCTTAGTGCCACCCGATCCGCTATCACCCACAACCGCGCTCAACAGCGTAGTTGCCTGAGTGCCGGTCAAGTCCTCAACTGCGCCCGTGCCAGCCGTCACCCGACCCTTAATCGTGGCCGTGGCGACCGTCGCCAGTTTGGCATTCGTAAACGATGCGTCAGGAACGGTTACAGTCGAGATGAATGTAGCCGTGCCGTTAAAGGTCTGGTTGCCCGTAAACGTGCCAACCGCCGCGACCGACAGCGTATCCGTGCCAGCGTTGCCGATAGTCGTGTTACCGTTGACAGTCAGGTCGCCCGTGACGGTCTGGTTACCAGCAAAGGTCACACCAAGCGGGAACGTCACCCCAGCCGAGGTGGCAGCCAAAACTGACACACCACCGCACACCAGGCTTACCGAGTTAGCAGCCGGAAAATAAAAGCCCGTATCCACATCACCAATCACCGCGATTGACGGCGCCGTAATCAGGCCATCGGATACGCGAATGCCTTGAGCAAACGGAATAACCGCCGCTGCTGGCGTCTGGCCATCGGATGCAAGCGATTGCGTTAGCGCCGTCGCAAGGTCCGCAAGCGTTGCGTTCCAGTCATCCGACAGGATAGCGGTTTCAGGAACAGCAGGGTTCCATGTGTTTGATGGGGGCGAATAACTCCCCGACCCGTTTCTAGCCAATCGGGCCTCCTTTGGTGTATGCTGCGGTTATGGAAAAACTGGCAATCTTGGTCGCCGTCTTTGCAATGCCGTTTGCAGGCGAATGGGGAACGGCAATCATTGTCTTACTTGCCGCCGTGCTTGTGTGGAGTTCTGAGCGTCGGGCGACACCAGCGCCACCCCAACCGGAGCGCGTCGAAGCGCCTCGGCCAAGCCAGCCACATCTCGTGTGGTCCCGCCCGTGTCCGAAGCGCGATAAAGCCGGTTAGCAAGCTGCTGCGCTGGTCGCGTGTAACCGAGCGAAACACCGCCCGTAAGAGCCGCGCCAAGCGCCAAAGCCAGCGGGTCGGTGCCCATAGCAGAAAGCCCCCCGCCGATGCCCGCGCCTGTCACCAACGAACGGAGCGGCGTTCCGCTATCCGGAACGGTGCGCGGCAACACTAGCATTGCGTCGTCGGTCAGGTCTTGCATCAGGTTTTCACCGCGAGCAAAGCGACGGTCCGATGCAGATTGGGCAACGGCGCGGTTGAGCGTAGCGGGCGACGCATCACCGCCACGCGCAGCCGAGGCCGCATCCGCTGAAGCGCGAAGAACTAGGCTATATTCCGCAAAAGCGCGGTCTATATCATCAACCCGTGCAAGCGTGGCCGGATCGACACGGCCAAGATTGTCTCTCCACGCCGCCCGTGCCTGTTGCAAACGGTCACGCATAGCCGTCATGGCGGGCTGAGTGGCCGAACCGGCATCAGCCGCCCTAATAGCGGCAGCAAGGTCACTATCGACGCGCTTCCATGCTTCGCCGTCGATAACTCCGGACGCTTGACTAAAAATGTTGTCCAGCGTCGCGTTTAAGTCCGCTGATACGTTAGCCGTCAAACGGTCTGGAATCCGCGCTTGCGCGAGCGCAGCAACCATCGTTGGGTCATTTGCATCGACTTGAACGGGGGCAAGCGCCGCGCGATATTCGCCGCTGATAATGTCGCCAGCGGCGCGAACCCCGGCGCGACCCGATGTGTCGTCAAGTTGGCGCCCAAGGCGGGCCAACGGCACGTTTGTTGCTACGTTGTCGAAACTGGCCAGCGTGTCGCGTTGACGGTTGCGAACCATATCGCCAGCAAACGGCAACGACGTAAACGCATCCTCAACGCGCTGAAGCCCGCCACCAAACATTTGGCCAACGGTAAGCTCTTGCCCTTGCCGAGACATACGACGCTGCGCGGTGTCGGCGGTCGGGCGAGACAAGCGGTTAACACCGCTTTGAAGAACACCGCCCGTGCCAGCCGAAAGCAACGCAGCCAAAGCGCCCGCTTGTCCGCGCTCTGTTAAACTGCCTTCCGAACCACCTGCGCCATAAACAGACCCGACAAGACCGCTTGCCAATGCTGCGCGACGGATTCTATCTGCGTTATCAACCCCGCGACCAACAAAACTGCCGCCAGCTGGAAGCGCCAACGCGCCACCGAAACCCAAAATACCACCGACGTTTCGAGCGCCACGCTGTTGCTCGTTTAGCGCCTCAACCATGTTTCGGTATTCGTCGCGCGATTCCGAAAACGAACGACGGTTAACGAGCGCATCAAGGCCGGTTACGGCCTCGTCGAGAAACGGATATTGCTCCGCAGCGCCAGACGCCACGGCGCCAACTACATCGGCCATCTGGCCTTCGCGGGTGCGAAATCCGTCATATTGTTGGATAACATCGCCCGGCAAATCTTCACGCGATGGCGCGTTCAAATCAGCCGCAAGCGTGGCTACTTGTCGAAAGGTTTCCCCTTCGCGCTGCGGCAACATGATGCGAGTGCCGCGCGTCAGTCCGCGCCGCTGTTCATCCGTCAGCGTATTCCAATCAATTACGCCTTCTGGCAATTCAAAGCCGCTTGACGGATTTGCAAGCGGCAATGCCGGTTGAGCCGGTGCCATGCCAGGATCGTAGTTTGGATCAGCCGCCATGCGCTCTTGCTGAAGGCGAATAGCTTCTTCGCGCGAGCCGTATTGCGCCGTCAGGGCGTTAAGCTCTTCCTCATCGGTGATGCCGAGAGCGTTAAGCGGCGCAGATGACGGCATTGGAGTGGCTTGCGGACGTGGTTGCGATGGCCGCGCGGCAGGGGCGAGGGCAGGAGCGACCGGCGGTCCAACACGCTCGAATCCCGCATACGCGCCAGCCGTCGGCGCAGCTGGACCTGTGGCGGGGCCTAGCCTTTCAAATCCGGCATAAGGAGTTTGCTGCATCATGGGGCGCGATACCGTTGGTTATCTTCCCCGATGAATACCGTTCCACGCGGCAAATACCGCGCCAAACGTTCCGGGACGGGCATATTGGCCGCAACCGCTTCCCGTGCTGCACGAGCGCGAGCCAAGTTAATGCCCTCTTGAAGAGCTTCTGGCGTGTAGCTTACGTCTGCGCCGGACATTTGCTCCGCGTATTTACGCTCGCCTTCTGTCGGGTTTGTGCCAAACATCGGCAGGATACCAGCAACCACTTGCCGCGCTTCGTTTTGGAACGTCTGCGTAGCAGTTGCGCGGCGGCGAGCGATAGGATTGATTCCAGCAGTTGCTCTAGCGGTCTGCAATTCTAGGTCTGCATTAAAGCCGGTAATTACGTCAGGCAGCAACCGTTCCATTGTGTCCAAGGTCGGAAGAACGCGCATTGCGGCAGACGCTCTGGCGCGGTTCGTTTCCGCAGCAGCAACTTGGTTTCTTGCCGTTCCCTCTGCCACGATAGCTTCGGCGGGCGCTTGGCCTCGCATCCCGCCAGCAGCAAGCAAATCAGAACGAGGAATTGCAATGGTTTCGCCATTTGGCCCAATGACGCGTTCAATTTGATACGGCGCTTGCGCTTGCGCCGTTGCCCCTGCAATTGGTCCAGCGAATAGCGCTTCTGACTGGTTGCGGGCATTTGCCTCAGTTCCCACACGCTCACCTAGAGCCTGAATTGCGCCCATTAGGTTGCGAACGCCGACCACGTTTCCGTTTTGGTCGTAAAGCGGCTCTTCACCCGGTTGAAGGTCTGGGAAATACTGTCCGACTACGTTTGGGTCGTTTCGGTTGACAGCAAAACCATTGACAAACTCAACATTGCGGAAACGCTGGTTAAGGCTTGCCGGATCGTTCGTGTTGTAAGGCGTTCCATCCGGTGCGATTGCAATATTAATTTCAGGCGGGGTCGCCATCCGCATTTGGATTTCGCCCCACGTTTGTTCCGCCCATGCCAATTGGCCTGGATCGCCGCTTTGTGCGGCCTGTTGAATGAGTGCAATTTCTTGAGGCGTCGGGCCGCGCAGGTTTTGTGCCGGAGCGGGCGGTGCGGGCATAGTTTGCGGTGCGGCAGGCATAACCTGCGGTGCGGCGGCCATAGGCGCAGCGGCTACGGCAGCGCCCTGCGGCATGGGCAGCGGCCCTGACAACAGCGCGTCGTCAAGCGTGGTCGGCTGGGCGGGCGCAACGGTCGGAGCAGGCGGCGACACTCCCGCCAACAGCACATCTTCTAACGTCTGCCGTTGTGCAGGCATCGGTGGAGGCAACGGCGCACCGTCAATGACTGCGGCGGGCGCAGTTGCGGCAAATCGCGGTTCTTGCGTATTTGTGATCGGTTGTGGCGACAACGCGTCGGCAAGCGCAGACGGCGATGCTGCTGGAACAGACGCTGGGCCGGAAACGGGCGGCGGTGTTGCTGTTTCACCATCAAGCGACGGCAAGCGACCAAGCAGCGCGTCACGTCTCGCTGCATCTCGTTGCTCACGCTCCGTCCGCACCGCTCGCTCTGCGCGGTTTGCACTAAACTGCGTAATGCCTTGGCCAAGAAGCCTAGCCGCAAGCTCGCCGTAGCCGCCCTTAATCTCAACGGGCTGACGTTGTTCCTCAAGCAGTTTGGCCAGCATTGCGCTACGGCGCATCGTTGGCGTTTCGATCATCTGCGGGACAGGCATGGGAGGACGGACGGCCATTTAGAGCTTCCCGTAATCGACCATGAGGAAGCCCGTCCAGTGACGGACCACCGCATCAATGCCAGCCTTGAGAACGTCCTGCGCCATGACGCCAGTGTGACGCTTGCGGCCCCAGATGTAGCGGTATTCGTAAACCGGCAGGCCGTTCGCCATCGTGCCAACGCGCTTGATGTCGCGCTTAAGGCGACGGTCAGATGCGCCAATAGCAGCGCCGCCAAGCGAGAACAGACCGCTCATCAATGCGTTGTTTTGCTGCATCCGCGCTTGATAGTTTTGGTTCAACTGGTTCTGCGCCAAGCCCTGAGCGCCAAGAACGTCCGTTTGACCAATGCCGGTCGGGCTGTATTGGATGCCCTGCGGCATACCAACCTGGCCTGTGCCTAGCAGGGCTTGAAGTTGCTGAAGCGGCTGGTTCTGGACGTAAGCCCGCTCTTGCAGGCCCTGCGTCCGCGCCTGATTACCGAATGTCCCGCCCGCAATGGCCTGCTGAATAGCGCGAGATTGTTCCGCACCACCAGCTTGTATGGCTTGGTTGGCTGCCTCTCCGTATGCGTCAGCTCTATCTCTAGCAAAATCAGTTCTAAGGTTTCGCGTTGCCTCGCTATTCGCTCCAAGGCCCTGCGCGGCAAGACGTGCATCTTGCGACCTCTCAAGCCGCTGAAATTGCGGGTCGAGCCTACGGGTCTGGCTGGCATAAACCGAATCCTCAAACCGTTGGCGGTCAAAGTCAGGCGCGTTGTAGCCTTGCAGTTCCGGCAAGCCTTCGGTGTTCAAACCTTGCCCAAGCGCCTCATTCACGCGGCCAATCTGCTGGCCTGCCGTATCCAGTGCGCTACCGTAAACGCCTGTCGAGCGTTCGTAGTTCTGCTGTTCAAGCGGCGAGAGCGTCGTTTCCTGACGGTAGCCGCCAGGTTGCGTCGGGTCTGCAACGTAGCGCGTCGTGCCTTGGGGGCCGCTAGTGCCAATAAGGTTTAACCTCTGCTGCTCTTGTGCCGTGCGCGTGTTGGCGCTTGCTTGCGCGTTTGCAAGCGCAACAGGATCGGGCGCGGCTGGCGGGCGCGGCTTAGACACTTTACACTACCTCCGAAAAGGTTAGAGTGACTTCATGCCCAGACAGACTGAAGACCCCACCGTTCGTTTTTTCCGCTACGTCGATAAAAGCGGTGATTGTTGGATTTGGAATGGCGCTCGCAACCCAAACGGTTACGGGTTCTTTGGTGTTAGCAGAACCGTGAAAGGTTTGGCTCACCGCTATTCCTTTGCCGTTACAAACGGCCCCATTCCTGCTGGTATGTGCGTTTTGCACCGATGCGACACACCCGCTTGCGTGAACCCCAATCACCTTTGGCTTGGGACGCAGGCCGAGAACATGGCTGACAAAGCCGCAAAAGGTCGTCAGCGCGTCGGCGCTAAAGACCGACACCGCTTGTCCAAGGTTACGCGCGAAATGGCCGCTGATTTTATCCGTCGCCGAGCGGGCGGAGAAAAAGTTAAGGATATCGCCAAGGCCGAAGGGCTTTGCGTTCAAACGGTAAGCGATTTGCTTAACGGACGACACTGGACGGTTCGCGATTGAAACGGTGAACAGCCCACTCGGAAGCCAACAAGCCGGATATGATTGCGTCATCGTCACCATAGCCTGCCCTAATAGTTCCTTCGTGTTTGAAGCCGAACTTAATTAGGAACTGGCGAGCGCGACGATTCCGCTTAGGCGTGGCGCTGGTGATCCGATTGCACTTCAATTGAGTGAAGGCGTATCCCAAGATACCTGTGACCAGCGAAGGCGTCAACCAGTTGGACCGACTAGCGGCAAAGCTAACCTCAATGTTGCGATATTGGGGCTGATATTGGTTAAAAACGACACCGCCGATGAGATTGTCATGCTTATCGACCACCCCAATAGCCTCGCACGGTCCCCAGTCCAATCCATGCCCAATCTGGTCCGCTACCCATTGAGCGACCAAGGGCGAGAACGGGCCGGAGACTAGCCTCAAAGCTGTCCGCCCGTCTGGTTCTGGTACTTCACATTGAACGCAATAATCTCGCACGGCGCGTTGGTGTTCCGTGCCGCTTGCATCGCAATGATGCCGTCTGCCTCATAGGCCAGCGACGTATCGTCATCCACGGCGAGGTCAATGTAGAGCGTAGCGTTTGGCGCTACACGCATTCGCACCGCACCGCAGTAGCCAATGCCGGTCACGCTGGTCCAGCTATCGCGCGTTTGCACGGCCTCAGACCAAACCGCTACATCCCAAAGGCCCGTATCCCAGCGTCCGCCCGTTGTCCTAATCGTGGTCGGGACAGCGGTTGGAACCTTTTCCTTAAAGTCAGTAACGATTTCAATGGCTGGTGCCAGGTCTGCGCCAATCCGCAATACCGGCTGAATCATCTCAAACTTCTTCAGGCTTCCGCGAGAGCCAAAATAGTTAAATGCCGTTTTGATGTCCCCAACGATGCCGGTCGTGTTGTCCGCAAAGCCTGTGTCCCACAAACAGACAGAATCAGCCGCACCAAAATACATCTGGTCGTTGGCTACAGCCCAGCAGAACGCGTCAATGCCCGTAAACCGGCACCATGCGCCCGTCTGAACGTTCTGCACATATTGTTCCGACCGCGTGAGGCTGGAAGTTGGAACGTTGAAAATTGCCAGCGTCCCCTTGGGATACAGCGCACCTTCCCAGCCAAAGTTATTGCGATATTTGGTCGTGGATTGCTGAAATGCGTTCTGGATTTTCTGCGTCAGCGCCACAAGGTTCTCTTGTGCGCGGTCAAGCTTCAGCGCCTGAGAAAGCGGAACGACACCGTTGGTCGTCAGCACTACCAGGTCAGAACCATACTTGATGAGCGACCGGCGCGACAACGGCAGGCCAATGTCATAGACGCCAACCAATGCCCAGTTGTTTGCATCCGAAGGGTCAAGGCCCTGATACACAGCCACCTGGCCCTGTGTAGTCACCCACACCGCCAAATCATCGGCACCGGAACCACCATCCAGCGTCCAGGTGGCTTGGCAAAGGATTGAGCCGCCCTTGTCGAAAATCGGGCCTAGGTCCAGCAGATTGGCTGCGCCTTGAATGGCAAACGGCTCAAGGAACCAGCACCGCAGGCTATCTTCCTGCACAAAGAACAAGCGGCCCTTGTGGTCCATCACGTCAACCAACGTGCGCGGGTCCAGCGTAATCACCCCAGCCGAGCCGGTGATGACCGTAGAGGCAAACGTAGAG